CATGGATACATTATATCAATCTACGTTCTGCACATGGAACACAGAAAGAACATATGGATATTGCTAATGGTTGTAAGGATATTTTTACAAAACAATTTCCTTCTGTGTCGGAGGCATTGGAATGGTAGAGAATAAATGTTATGATATAAAAGTAATTGATAATTTTTTAAATCAAGATGAGTTAAGTAGAATTAAAGATGTGATATTTGGTAAGAATTTTCCTTGGTATTATTCTCCTAATATAGCTTATTCAAGTGATCCTCATAAATTACTAGAATCTTACTTTGTTCATATGATATATGATCTTAATATTCCACAATCTGGACAATATAATATTATTTCTGATATTTTTCTTCCAAAAATAATAAAAGTATGTGGAATTAAATCTTTAATTAGAATAAAATGTAACCTTTATCATGCGACTGAAAATTTAGTAGAACATCCACCACATGAGGATTATAGTTATTCTCATTTAGGATCTGTTTTTTCTTTGAATACTTGCAATGGGTTCACTCGATTTGGGGATAGTGAAAGTGAAATAGTTCATAGCAAAGAAAATAGAATGGTATTTTTTAACCCATCTATAACACATAATTCAACAAATACTACAGATGCACAATCAAGAGTTAATATTAACTTTAATTTTTTATAACTAAATAATCGTACACATTATTACAATCTATGGCAACATACCCTGTTATAAACAAAGAAACTGGTGAACAGAAAGAAGTTAAGATGAGTATCCATGCTTGGGATCAGTGGAAGACTGATAATCCTGATTGGGATAGGGATTACTCCGATCCTTCTACTATACCTGGTTTGGGAGTTGAAGTTGGTGATTGGCAAGATAAATTGGTCAATAGAAATCCTGGATGGGGTGAAATCTTAAAGAAATCTGAAAAGGCTGGTGGTATTTCGGGAAGATTGGCTAGAAAAGGATCTTACGAATCTCAAACTCAATCTGCCTTTGATGTAGAATAACATGCCATCTAAATCTAAAACTCGTAAGCCAATTGTTCCATACGGAATGAGTAATAAGCAAATGAAAAGAAAGAAACCTATTAATACGGATTTGATGAGGACAATTACTCCTCTAACTCCAAACCAAGAAGAATTATTCAGATGCTATGAGAATAATCAGAACGTAGTTGCATATGGATGTGCAGGTACTGGTAAGACATTTATAACTCTTTATAATGCACTTAAAGATGTACTAGATCCTAAGACACCTTATGAGAAGATTTATATTGTAAGGTCATTAGTATCTACAAGAGAGATTGGTTTCCTACCAGGAGATCATGAAGATAAGTCATCACTCTATCAGATTCCTTACAAGCATATGGTAAAGTATATGTTTGAGATGCCCACAGAGGCAGACTTTGAAATGCTTTATGGTAATCTCAAGTCTCAAGGTACAATTGATTTCTGGAGTACCTCATTTATAAGAGGAACTACTTTTGATAAAGCAATTGTTATTGTTGATGAGTATCAAAACTTGAATTTTCATGAGTTAGATAGTATAATAACAAGAGTTGGTCAAGATTCTAAGATCATGTTCTGTGGTGATGCTACTCAATCTGATTTAGTTAAGACCAATGAAAAGAATGGTGTGATTGATTTTATGAAGATCCTTCGCATCATGCCATCAGTTGATATTATTGAGTTCGGAGTCGAAGATATTGTTCGTTCTGGATTTGTCAAGGAGTATCTCTTAGCTAAATTGGAAACAACTTTATGATTTTTGATCATTGTAATTACTTAGGTGATATTGAATTAGAAAAGAAAGAAACTCCTGGTTGTAGATTGTATCAACTTCCTGATGGTAGTTGGGTTCCTTCTATTACTTCAGTTACTTCCTTTTATAATCGTCAGATCTTTATTAACTGGCGTAAAAGAGTTGGTATTGAGGAAGCAAATCGTATCACAAAGAAAGCAACTACTCGTGGAACTGATTTTCATGAAGCAGTTGAAGTGTATATGAGGAACAATGAAATTGATTGGGAGCAGTTTAGACCTGCAACCAAGTTTATGTTTCATCATGCTAAACCATACCTTGATAAGATAAATAACATACACGCTATAGAAAGAACTCTTTACTCTGAGTACCTTGGTCTTGCAGGTAGAGTTGATTGTATAGCAGAGTATGAAGGTGAACTAGCAGTCATAGATTTTAAAACCTCTGAAAAGATTAAACCTGAGAAGTGGTTGGAAAACTATTTCGTACAGGAAACTTTTTATGCTGCTGCTTACTATGAATTAACTGAGATCCCTGTTAAGAAATTAATCACTATTATGGTAACTCCTGGTGGTGAAGTAAAAGTATTTGACAAAAGGAACAAAGGGGATTATATTAAATTATTAGTAAGGTATATAAAAGAGTTTGTATCTAACAGTACTAGGAGACAGGATGGAGAATGAACTAGAAAAGGTATTGAAGAGTAAGTTCTTCTCCTCTGCAGGTTTTGCACAAGAAATTGAAACCTTAGTGCAGTTAAATGAAAACATGAATTATATTGATGCTATTATTCACTTCTGTGATAAGAATAGTATTGATTTGGAATCAGTTCCTAAACTTATTCCTAAACCATTAAAGGAAAAGATTAAGTATGAGGCATCAGAACTTAACTTCCTAAAACGTAGTTCAAGAGCTAAACTACCACTATGAATCCAGACGATAATCCTTTTTGGGGTGAACCTACTCCCACAGATCTTTGGGATGATATGGACAAACTAAATGGTCTTTATGAAGAACTTGGTTGGGATCATACAGATTACTTAGACTTTGCAATTGAAGGAAAACATATTACTATTAGAAACAAATCTAGAGAGGGTAGATGATTGATTATCTAAATTATGGTAAGCAGGTTGATGGTGAACGATTATTATTAAATGATGTTGCAAAGAGAACTAAACGAAGGGTTCCAGATAATCTTGGATGGTTAGAATGTGAGTTATCTAAAGATGAAATTGATCATTTGTGGAAGTGTGTAAGTGATAGTAAAGAAAAAAATCTTGAATGTTTTAAAAAAGGTCTTGCTGGTAATATCTCTCATAGTTATATCTTAAATGATATTGATGGATATTTTTTTAAGCATACTATCAAACCTTTAATAACACTCTATCAAACCAATTTTTGTGATCTGACTTCTCTTAATATGGGTCTGTTATCAGAGGAAGTGGAAAAATTAGAACCTGTATTGGATAGATTTTGGGTAAATTATCAGAAACAACATGAATTTAATCCTTTACATTCTCATGGTGGACTTTATAGTTTTATAATTTGGTTAAAAATACCTGTAGAATTTGAGGATCAGAATAAAGATAACATTACAAATAATCCTCTTAAATCTGCTTTTCAATTTTTATATACTAATATAATCGGAATACCATGTCGTGCTACTTATGAATTAGGTAAAGGATTTGAAGGTAGAATTCTATTCTTTCCATCAAATCTGCAGCATGTTGTATGGCCATTTTATAACTGCGATGAAGATAGAATATCTATTTCAGGAAATATATTAATGAGTATAAAGAATGATGCCCTTTGATGCCTACCGTTGTTATCTCTCTCTAAAAAATCACTTTACTAAAGATCATTATGATTATCATAAGTATCGTGGTAAAACCAGAGCAACAGTCCAAGCCTTTTATAAGAGGAAGGATAGGTTTTGGTTTGAGAAGTTTGCAAGACAGAAGAATGATAAGGAAGTAGAAGAGTTCTTTGTGTCTAACTTTATATACTCTACTGATCCTGCATCGATGTGGATTGGTGAGATGATAAAGGAAGGAGAAGGAAGGTATCAAGAATGGAAAAAGAAAACCCAATCACTTTCTTATATTTTTAAGGAAGAAACGGAGAGTGTATTTGATAATAGGAAGGTGGATGATGTGTTTAATTGTTCAAAAGGACACCCACCAATCCTTAAAAGTTATTTGGGGGGTGGCACATCACTTGAAAGTATGGTAATATATGATATAATATTAGGGTATGGAAAGGATTTTGATAAACGACTGAATGACCCTGTGTGGGAAACCGTAAGTCGTAAGATTAAAAAATATAAACCTTTCCTAAATATAAATGTACCCCATTACAAAAAAATCTTAAAGGAGGTTATTATCCATGGCTCTTGAAAATGCTGCAATACTTGAAGAATTGAAGAAACGGTATACAGAAACCGTCAAACAGGTAAATGAATTAAATAACACTCGTGTCAAAATCGAGGGTGCTATAGATGTGTTGCAACAAATTGAAGATAGTAAAGAACAGGAGGCACAAGATGCCACCAAAATCGAAGGCGATGTGGGCGAAGGGTCTAGCATCGATGGCGAACCCTCTGAAGGGAGTGATTCCAACGACGGTGACTCTGGAACAACTGAGGAATAGATGAGTTTTTTTCAATCAGATGTAGTTCGTGCGGAGATGGTAGAGATTAGTGAACTTCAAGAAGAAGTTTATTCTAATGTCTTTAAGTTTCCTTCAATGGCAAAGGAAGATCAGCATCATCATGTTGATATTCTTGAGAGGTTGATTGAGAAGCAACAGATTATGTACACTCGTCTTAGTTTATCGGATGATCCCGAAGCAAAGAAAATGAAAGAGCAGATCATTGAGTCTGCCAAAATGATGGGCATTCCTTCTAACACTGATATGAATCAAGCATTTAGTCAAATGGCTAAGATGGTTGATGTATTGAAAAAACAGATTGACAGGAATGAATTTACCTAGTAACATATAAAGGTACACAAAAGCCAAATCTAAAAACAAATCTAAATGTCTTTTAAAGATCTAAAAAAACAATCCTCTCTAGGATCTCTAACCCAGAAATTGGTTAAAGAAGTGGAGAAGATGAACAACACAAGCGGAGGTGCTGATGATCGTCTCTGGAAGCCTGAAGTTGATAAAACAGGTAATGGTTATGCCGTAATTCGTTTCTTACCTTCACCTGAAGGAGAAGAAATCCCTTGGGCAAAAATGTATTCACATGCATTCCAAGGACCAGGTGGATGGTATATTGAAAATTCTTTGACCACAACTGGTGGCAAGGATCCTGTGTCAGAGTACAATCGTGAACTCTGGAACAGTGGTAATGAGTCTGATAAGGATGTAGTTCGTAGACAGAAGCGTAAGCTTTCCTACTATGCAAACATCTATGTCGTAAAAGATCCTACCAATCCTCAAAACGAGGGTGGAGTATTCCTCTACAAGTTTGGTAAGAAGATCTTTGATAAAGT